ATCAACGCTTGAGGGCTTGATATACGAAATTTTCCTACTGGGTCTTGTGTACCCGGTGCAGGTGTTACATACGGCGTTGCCGCACCCGAAACACTAGTACCCTGAATAGGCTGCGATTTGTTCGTGTTCGCATCAACTACGGTCCATCCACCTGACATATTAAACTCCTTAAAGCCAAAGAAGGGGGCCGAAGCCCCCGCTTAATTAATCGAAGTTAGCGTATGGGTAAGTTGTGGAGTTACCAATGCTTGGGTCAGGTTGCGTATAGACAACTTGAATGCCGTATTTACCTGCGGTAAATGGAACAGCACCGTTAGCGCCTGACACATTGGTTGCCAAAGTGATAACAACTTGTGAAATCAAAGAACCGTTGGGGTCTGTATTAGCACCTGTGGGGTTAGTGATGTCGCCTGTTGTACCAGCAAACAAGTTGTTCAACTGAGTGGCACTGAACGCAGTGGTCAAACTCTGACGGCCTGCGGTAAATGTGCTGCTTGATGTTCCAAGGGCTGCATAACGGGCTGTACCACCTGAAGCTGTAAAGCCGTTGCTTACCAAAACTTCCATGCCGGTAACAGTACCGGTGGTTAATGTTTGAATAGCTTGTACATCAACAATAACATTACGAATCAATGAACCATAAGGCAAATAAAGAACTGCGCCGCGATAAATAATCGTTGCTGTGTCAGCAGTGATTGTCGCTGCTACGGGTGGATACACAGTAGATGATGCTGTGTAAACAGTTGCGTTAGTGTTAGCGACGTTGTTTGACGAAACAAACACTTGGTTAGCGCCAGCATAGTTTGCTGTGTAATTACCTGTGTTGGTCAAATCAAGAACGACTGACTGTGTTAGGACCGAGTAACCTACGTTACGGAGAGGGCCAAAACGGTTGTTGCCCTGTAGGACTGGGCCTTCAAATGTGGAACGTGCCATGACAAAAATCCTTATGCAAAAGCACTCTTACCAATCGTTGCATCGTCTGCTGGGGCAGTGGCGGTAAGAGCAATCACCCAGATGTGGAGAATATACACTAAATAAAAAACAAGTCAACAAAAAAGGGGGCTTTTGGCCCCCTTTCTTTTAGAACGAACCTGAAGAGCCAAAGACTCCCAATGGGTCGGACCAACCGAAGCTGTAACGCTCACGGGCTTTATAACGCACGTTGCCAGTATCAAAGTCGCCGTCCATGCTATTTTGTAGCGGAGTACGAACGAACATTTTTAAACCGTTAGGTACGTCAGTTGTCAAGAACCAAGCATTTGTGTCTGTCAAATAGTGGTTAACGGTGTACCCTTCGGGGATAGAACCGTTGTTCTTGATTGCGTTAATGTCGTTGTTGTTTGTACCAACGCGCAAACTTGTTTCCAAGAGGCGGGTAGCAACGAACATCAATGCGGGTGGGATTACCAGCTTTTTGGGCTTGGCGGCGATTAACAATCCACGCTCATCTGTCCAAGCAGCGATTGCAATAACGGCGGCTTCCAAAGAAGTCTCGTTAAGGTCGGCTTGAGTAGATGGAGTGTTTGCGTTAACACCACCGTTAACCAAGGGATGGGAAGCGCTAAACAGAGCAACGCCGTCACCGCCAGCATAAGCAGCAGAGAAGCCATTGTTCAAAGTAGCAGCAGCTTTAATCTGCTTGGTGTATGCCATAGCACGAGCCAAACCTTTGGTATAGCGGGCTGACAAAGAATCGTAGAGGTTATCTTCGATAGCTTCTTCAGTAATCGCAAAGCCCAAGGCGATGGTTTCGTGGTTGTAGCGGGTAGTCCATGCCTCTTGAGCATTGTCATAAGCGATGGCAGAACCCTCGTTTTTGACAGGAGCAGCAGAAAAGCCTGACAGCTTGGTCTCTTCTTCAAAGCTACGCTCTGAAGTTTCGATTTCGTACAGTTCTTTATGCTCTTCGCCGTAGCGTGCATACTCTAAACCGAACAAAGCGTTAAGACCCGGAAGGAGTTCCTTCAATAGTTGTGCGCGTGAAATAGCCATTTAAGTTACTCCTTAAGCTGTTTGAGTACCAAGAGCAGTGTAGTACGAGTGGACAGCAAAGTTAATCTTGCAAAGAACTTCCTGATACTGCGTAAACACCATCGTGGATGCGGTTGGAATAACGGTAGCTGTAGCGGCGGCTCCGCCAGCATTAACTACCCCATATTGGGCATTAACAACAACTGAAGTTGCGCCAGCAGTTGTGACCGCTGTAGAAACCCAGTTTGCTGTACCAACGTATTGACCGTTTGCTGCCAAGAAACCAACTGCTGTACCCACGGGAAGTGGTTGCAATGTGTTGTTGGTAGCTGACAAAGTCAAAGTTGTTGTGCCTGAAGACCATGTTGCTGTTCCCAAAGGAATAGCGGTCTCTTGAACCATGTCAATAATACGAACAGGTAAAGCAGCGGTTGTGGCAGCAGAAGATGCCAAAATGCCGTTTGACGAGTTGCCAGTATTGACGTTACCAGCCAAGTTAGAAATGGTCATATTAAGACCAATCATCGAAGGCGCAGCAGAACCAATAGTTGTGCCACCTTGGGTGGTTACAACAGCCGCTCTAAAGACTGTATCTGGGTCGTCGGTTACGATGGCGTATCCGTCTCCAGCTAAAGTCGAAGCAGGCCAGTTTTGGGCAAAACGCTTTTGCTTGGACACCGGGTCTGTATAAGAACAGCCTAAGAAAATACCCACAGCGCCGTACCCAGCCGCACCAGTGGAGGCAGAGCCACCATCAGTAACTGCTAAACGGGTAACGAAACCGCGAGTGATTGCTACAAAATCGCCGTAAAAAATGTTGGTGGCATATCCATATTGGATTGGTACATTACGAGTAGAACCCGCAAAGACCTGTCCACCAATCAAGTTTACCGGCTTCAGTCCGTAAGGACCGCTTATCGTCGGAAAAGCCATTTGAGACTCCTTGTTAAATTAAGAACCAGAACCAAAAGTAACCTTCGAGCTACTCTCTTTAAAGAGTGGCATTCTTGGGTCATTTTCTCTCATTAAATTGTTATCTACAGCATCCATCTGGGCTTTGTTTTGGTTGGCATAGTGTGCCGCCCGCTGTTTCATAAACTCAGTTGGAATACTACATAACATCAATCCGCCAATTTCGATGTTGCCTTTAAAGCGACCTTCTTCAGTGGCGTGCATTTGCAGCTCAGGATATTCTTCCGCTTTGCAGGGCTCCCATCCTTCGCGCATTTTTGAAGAAATGTTTTGAGCATCGGCAGAACCCAACATGCTGGTGCGTACCCATCGATGCGTAATTCCTTCCCGTGGTGTTGGAGACGGTAAAGTCTCAGGCACTTTCCAAGACGTAGGTCTTGAAGAGATAACACGAGTTTCGGATTCACGACTTTTGCGATTTTGTACTGCTTCAGACATTTGATTTCTCCAATTTCATTTTTTCAATTGCATATTGTTCAGGGGTTATCCCCAACCTTTTTGCGGTGATGAGGGCGGTCGTGCTGAGCCTGATTTTGTTAGAGGCAGTGCTACGAACGGCTGGTGCGACCACTGTGCTGGATCGTGGTTTCTGAACTTCAGCCTTTGAAACTTTTTCTTCAATCACTTCACCCAATTCCTCGGGGAAGCGTTTACGCATTGTTTTGTCCAATGTCGCATAATATTCGTCAGAACCGAGCACAACACCGTTGGTTTTAAGCTTTTCGTGTAGGCCTAAAGCCGTGGCTGTCATCTCTGGATCACTACCAAACCACTTATTGCGCTCTTGCCACGCAGTTGCTTTGGGGTCTGGCGCCGATACAGATTGGCGCTGCTCAGGTACGGGTTGTACCTTAGTTTCTTCTTCTTGTAAAGCGGTTGGTTTAAAACTTTGCGCGCGCATAAGCCGAATGTTGGCTTCTTGCATCTTTTGCTGGGCTTCAATAATCTTATCTGTGTCGCCTTCTTCAAGAGCTTCTTTGTAAGATTTCTTGGACATTTCAAGTTGTAATGAGGCCGATGTTTGTACGGACTCCACATACTCTTTTTCGCCAACAGAGATGAGATTACGCATACGTTTGTTCTCATCGCCAACTCGTTTGGCAAAGTCAATTGCCTCTTGTTGTTCACGTAACGCGCGCTCTTTTTCGCGGCGTTCATCATGGTAAACCTTGCGCATCTGAACCATCTTTTGACGAACTTCTTCGTCGTATTGCATGAGCTCATCTTTATCAAGCTTTTCGACTATCTCCTTGGGCATCGGCGTTTTATCACGATCCTCTTCAGGGGTATCGTCGAAAACCTCGATCTCAATTTCGTTTTCAGCTTTTGTCGCCTCTTCACTATCCTGTTCGTGAGGTAGTTTGTAATCATCCATTTGTCGGACTCCTTATGCCGCGCGGCTGATGCCACGGGGATCTTGCACAACGGCTTCGACAGAATCGTCATTGATGATTCTAAATTCTCGGCCATGAATTTTCAGACGGGTGCCTGAATTGGGGCGGCAAATGACAAAGTCACCCACCTTGCAGCGCGGACCAGTTGGAAACCGAGTTTTGTCTTGGTATGCTTCTGGGCCTAACTTAACTACAAATAGCACCGGGGTTAGCACCTCTTCGTAATGCATAGTTTGGCTGTCTTTAATGATTCCAATCTCGCTGTCGGCATACTCCTCCATTGCTTCTGGGACTACGCATAACAACATAAACCCCGAGGGGTCAGGCAACTGCTTGGCTTTCTCTTCGTTGGATCGATTGAGGATCCCCGTCAAGTCAACGGCAGCCGTATCAAATTCAGTCATCTGATTCTTCCATTTTTTGTTTCAGGTCTAATACGAATCCCCTAGCGGTCAGCAGACCTTTAATCTCTCCGCAGGTTCCTTTGTACTCCTCGAAAGTTGATGCTCGGCCTTGGCTGAGCCCCTCTTGGAGAAACATAGCTCTTTCATCCAGTTGTTTGATTAGGACTTCAAGTGCTGTCATTTTTCACCTTTTGTGGGTTGCGACTTTACTTTTTCAAGCATTGCCGTTTTTAAACCATCGGCCATTAATTGTTTTGCCTGTGTGGTTCTTTGGTTCTCCTGTTGTGATACGTGCTTAAGGGCGTCTGCTTTTAGGCGTCCGACCTCTAGTTTGCGATCATTTTGAAGTCTTGCAACATTGCCTAACGCAGTGACTTTTGTTTGTGCCATTGAGGTTTGGGTTTGTGCTGCTATGCGTTCGCGCTCAACCTGTATTTGCGCCTGCTTGAGGGTCGCATCTGTTTGGTCTTTTTGAGCCTTACGCTGTTGCTCAGCCTGTTTGATTTGCAACTCTTGCTGTTGCATTTGAATCATTGGGTCTTGAGCTTGTTTTTGCGCTTGTTGTTGCGCTGCTTGAGCTTGGTTGTTTTGCAGTAACTGTTGTGCAGCCTGCGCCAACAACGGAGCCAATCTTGCTTCCACTTGGGGATCCATATTAATATCTTCGCCAGACGCATCTTTTTGCGGAGGCAAACTCATTCCCAACTGGAGTTCAATTTGTTTACGGTACTCGAATCCTAAATGCTCATTAATATGGTTAAGCATAGCCGCTTGCAACATAGGCGCCTGTGGGTTGCCTTGTAACAATTGCATGATTTTAGGGTCTTGCATTGAGGACATGTGGACCATAATATGGGCCTGATGATCCTGATACATAAACGCTTTTACGGGTTTATTCATCAGTACGTTTTGGTTTTCAGATACAGGGTCTTGAGGCTTTTGATCATCGTCCATTGGAATTAATTTAGACGCATTCTTTACGCCTAAAACCTCCAACATTTGACGGTGTAATAGTGGCATGTTGTACATCTGTGGCGCCGTTTGGGCGAGTTGTAAAACAGCCTGATACTGCACAATCTTTTGAGCCATTGTGGCCGCATTAGGATCTGATACTGGAATAATATCAACGTGATCGTAGTCCGATTGCTTAGCCTGACGGGTTCCGTCTTCTGGGTCGTAAGAGTAATCAGGCGGCGTGTAATCCCTAATAATGTCTTTTAATAATCCCAATTCTTGTTTCATGGCGTTATGCAGTCTTGCCTGCACAGCGCTCATTACTTTTAAGGTTCTTTCTAATATGGCAAGCGTCGTTCCTACTGGAGCTTGGCTGGACATATCAGATATTTGTAAGTCAGCAATATTAGCAAATCTGCGACCATCTTCAATAATTTGATTCATCTAAGCCAATAATGTTTGGCTTGGCTCCTTATAGGGGAGCGTCATCAAATTATCTTTAATAGTGCCGCTTGGGACGTCAACATCCCTAAATTCTCCA